TCTATTCCAAGCACGCGAGTTATTTCCCTTGCCGATATAATATGGGGTTCCATTTTTACGCATGTACGCATAGACATAGAAAGAAGTTTCTTTATGAGTATGAGACAAGTAAATCCAATCCTTTCTTCTTTGCCTTATCTTTCCACTTTATGAAAGATGGACCATGACCGATTGGTTCATTATGAAGAAATTGATAATGATGGACCATTTCATGGAAAAGGACTTCCACAAAGAACTTTTTGTTTCTGTACTTTTTGTTCATAAGAAGCATCAATGGAATCTGATCCGTTCTTCCATTGTCTGGATACTGATATCTTGCGTAAGCACCTCGTCTCCAACGAATGTCAACCTCAATTTCTGTGAGTCTGTTGTTGAATATTTCTTGGTTAAGAATTCTGAACCAGAATCTGCAATCCTCGTGTGTGGTTTCATAACAATTATCATCAGTGCTTTTGGATAGCTTTGCTAATGGTGATTGTTTTCGTTTTGCCATATGTACCTCTATGTAGATGGAACATACTCAAATTTTCACTCACGGTAATATCTCCGGAAATGCTTCTTTCACTAGACCATAAGTCAATCCCTTGACCTTCAACTTCTTGGAAAGCATCTGCTCAAAGATTTTTGCTTCTCTTGCTTCCATGCTCTCCAACATCTGAATGAGAATTTCTTTCTTGCGTTTGTCAGAAAGATTTGGAGGACGACGAGGATGATTCTCTTGAAAGAGATAAACTCGTCCAAGTTCTTCATGAATAGAATTATACCCAAGACCAATAGGAGCATCAGAAGGACGATACTCTGGTACTGTTACATCAAACTTGATGTTGGGATCAAATGCGTATTGTAGAAGAGTTTTAAGTGTCTTGTTGGCATTACAACGCAGCACTGCCAAACGATCTGCCTTGCTTTTTCGTTGTTCAACTTCATCAAAAATTTCATGCATTAATTTAGTGTTCATCAAAAATCTCCTGCCACTTCAATCAAATTCTTTAGTTTGTTCGCAATAAGATAATTGAGCAACCCACTCTTGCTTCCTGGTTTGGAATTCTCAAATTCGTTCACAACTCTCTGCCCTATCTCCTTGGGAATGTAGTCAAAGTCTACAAGCACCTGATTGCGTTTGAACCCACGATCCATCTCTACTGTTTCACAAAAGACCTTGGGATCAGCAGTCAACCATGCTGCCAGTTTCTTACTATTTATCGGTTTTTGTCTCTTGTCTGAGATGAAGGTATCGTCGTCGGAGAGGAAATTCGGCACTCCGTCGCCTTCGTCACCCCGAATAATATGCTCTCGCAGAAACGCAGAAGGATCATCTGTTTTGATAAATCTCTTGTGATAGGGACTCCACTGTCTCACTCCATTGTACTTCTGCAACTGAGCAAAGTCCTTGTCAGAGGAAATAATCAGCACCTCTTCGTGTGGAGACATGCGTGCAGACAGAATGGCAATGATATCGTCTGCCTCTGCACCATCAACGTCAATAACCTTATAGGGCAAATGTTCTTTGATCTCGTCTCGAATTTTGTTGAGGGTGTCAAAGATCATCGACCAATCATGAACAGATTTGTCACGATTCTTCTTGCGGGATGCCTTGTAATATGGAAAATAGTCACGACGCCAATACTTGCGATTGTCGCAGCAAATGACCATCTGACCAAATTTTGACTTGAACTGTTTGTTGAATGAACGAATGGTATTCAGTGTGATATGACGAACCAATCCTTCTGATACTTCTAGATTGGGATTGTTGTTGACTTGCTGCATCAGTGCAGCAATTGCAGTCTGGGAATAATCAAGTAAAATCACTTCCTCTTTCCTTTTATGATGAAGTTATATTGTACACGGATCACTCTTCTTTGTCAATGGTTTCATCTGCTATTGTCAATACCACATTCTCGTCCATGAACCGATGCAGAGGATGATCTACGGAAAGAGTTCGGTAGATTGTTGCTGCCATTGTGGCAACTAGGAAGTGGAAGTCTTTGATGAACGTCTCACTTTCGATATCAATTCCGTAATTGCCCAGTTCAAAGAGAATATTGGATGACATATCCTCGATGACTGTATCGGCAAAATTCTTGATACTCTTTTCTCTTACCCGATTAAGTTCCTCAATGTCGGGAAGAGCCTCACGGACAATCTTGTCCTTGGGAAACTGTACGATGTTTGGTTCAGTCATTTACCTAATCCTATTTTACCACACGAACAAGCACGACATCACTATTTATGCGATTTCGAGCAGGTTTTTCCTTCGATTTGACCTCATCCATGATCTTACGAAGGACAAGTTTACCACCCTCAAGCAATCTCTTGAGGACGTCCTGTGGTTTGCGAAGAGTCTTGGTCACTGACAGTTTTTCATCATAACCAAGAAGAGTTGTTCCCTTCACTGTCAGACCAGATGGACCCATGGCATTGAATACCGACAACTGACGTGTTTTGGTATTGAATGTCCACAATTGTTGCGCACCGATGATATCTGCTGGTTTGATGCTTGTGATACCATAGTCCGCATCTTCCATCTTGTACTTCATTTTGGCAACGATGACTGCCGCGGGTTTCTCTTTCTTCTTACGAGGTTTGCGAGAAACTTTGACAACGATCGATGCAGTCTCACATGCTGAAAGAATGCTCTTGATAAACTCCATGTACCTTTTCAGAGCAGGTTTCTTCCAACGACGATATGCATACTTGAGGTCTGCATCCTTTGCCTTGATGGCATCAAACACCTCTGAGTAAAGAGGGTTGTAGTATTCAGAGACGAACTTTGCAATCGCAGGTTTGATTGCCTGTGTGCGGAACCACTCTTGAACATCAAAGTCACTTTCACCATTGCGAATGAACTCGTCAATCTTTTCTTCAAGATCGGCAATGACCGCACTTGCCCGATTTTCAATTCTCTCTTGAATGGAGATGACCTTCACTGGTTCTGCTTCTACCACTTCTTCCTTTGGAGGAGATGTGGCCTCGATCAGATCAGCAAGTTTATTGAAAACCTTCTTGTGCATCTCTTCTGGAAGTTTGCCTCCAGACAAAAGAATATGACAGTTCCATCCAATGTTATGAAGATCGATTGGTTTGATTTGTCCTACCTTCTTGAGGACTTTCTTGGAGACCTTCTTGGTCTTGAGATATTCCAGAACGAAGGATTTGGCATCGTCTGATGTGAAGTTGCAACTATAATAATTGTATGCGCGAATCATATCGATAGTGGTAGATGATTCTGTGATTTCGGGAATTTCTCCACCATACACAGATTGCAATAAAGATTTTCTTGCTTTAGATATCTTTTTTGCTTTTAACATTTTTAAGTCCTTTGTTCCACGGAATTCGTCCCATATTTGCAAGACTAACATTAGGTTGTTTTTTTCCTAACTTTGCCTTACTCATATTTTGTTTTCTTTCGTCTGAATGACTTCCCATTTTCTTTATAGATTCGGCAATTTTTTGTTTGTGTTCTTCGGAATGGGGACCTCTCTTTACACCAAGTTTTTTGGCACGCATTTTTTGTTTTGCTTCTTCTGTGTGCTGTTTCACATAGAAGTCGTTGTTGCCTGTTGATCTATTGTAGTATAACTCATTCAGTTTTACATTCTCTGCCTTTAAAATACTAATTTCAAGAGAACGAATATCATCGAACTGTCCTTCTGCAATTATTTGACGAGTAAAATCTTGAGGTCTTTTGTTGTATTCTTCCATCATGTATTTGGATGAACAGACATATCCGTCATCGATTGATCCCTTATGAGAACCAACATAAAGTTTTCCTGTTAAATGATCTGTCCAGCAATATACAAAAGAATTATTCATTTCCAATGATATCTGTAAACTTCAAGTTCGCAAAGTCTGAGAGCAGAAAGACCGACTGATCTCCTGCTCCGTTGTCATCCATTGCTGTTGCTGCGTCCCATGCTTCTTCCAGATCGAAGTAGACTGTACAGGATTCGAAGCAATCCGCAATGAACGTCTTGTTGGGATTCCATGTGTTGGAGTCTGGATTCCAAGACTCATAGATATCGTCCGGAGATTCCATTTGAACGATACGAAACTCTGGACCGAAGGTTTGTAGTATGTATGTTCCGATGACACAAACTCCTATATGATTAACGTGTTATTTATTCGTCATCTTTCAATTCTTCCCAAATGAAGGGATATTTCTCACGCAT